GTAGCCTCGTGCTTCCGATGCGGGTGGCCGACCGGCTGGTTGGGTGTCAGCTGATCGATGCCGATGGAACCAAGCGTTTCCTGTCTGGGCAGGTCACCAAGGGCGCTAGCCTCATGCTGAACAACAAAGGCCAGAACATACTCGTCGAAGGGTTTGCGACTGGCCTGTCGGTGCGGCGTGTGCTCAGGCACCTGCGGCAGCGGTACTGCATCCATGTGTGCTTCTCGGCGGGTAACATGATCGAAGTGGCCAGGGGCATGGATAATCCCCTGGTGATAGCTGATCACGATCCGACCGGGATTCGTGCAGCCAAAAAAATATCCTCCCGGGTGTGGCTCGATGGTGAACCTGGGGAGGATTTCAACGATGCCGAGATGCGGTTAGGCACCCCGGCAGCGGCAGCTACGTTATCTCAATTGCTATGAATCCCCTTGTCTTGCAGAATTTTCTCAAAGTCAGCGAGTACCTGTTGACGGGTACCCTTGAGGCCAAACTCGGATTTGATGATCTGAAAGCAGCTGCGCCCAGTCTTTCGCATACCCTTGATCTCAAGCTGCAGCCCTTTACGCAGGGTCAGCAGTCGAAAGTCTAGGATTTGTTGTCCTGTCAGCGTAGTCATTCTCACTCCTCGATTGGTTCGTCAACGTCAGCCTGGGTGTAACCCCCCAGGATTTCGGGTCTGTATTGGGCTAGCCTGAAAGTGACGCACCGGTCACAAACCTTGGCTAGTTCGATGCCCTGTCCGTCATATTCCCACCAGGAATACCCATCGTGTCCGTCCATGCAGGGGTCATCATTCATTTGCTTTTTCCTTTCTTGTCAAAGAATCCTAGCCATTGCGTACCCTCTACCTGGGGTTGGAAGAAGTTGATTTCGTACTCAGCATCGTGCGGCAGCGGGACTAGGAATAGGTTGTAGCCGTAGCCGAATTTGTCCATCAATTTCATGAGGGCACGCAGGTCGCGCTCGGGGGTGGTCTTTCCCCAGTCGTGAACACTAGCTGCAAAGAAGTGTTGGTTAGCCTGGGTTTCTTGTTTCTCTTTGAATCCGGTCATTTGCATTTCATGCTCCTTTTGCGATGGGGATAACCTTGCGGGCTCGTGCGTCTGCGATCCTGGCCTTGCTGCCGTGGGCGCGGAACCCTACGATCACGGCTCGGTCACGGCGTTGGCACAGTTGGCAGGTGTAACAAGTTACATCGTCCTTTAGCTGCGCGGGACAGACAACGATGCTGCGTCCTGCAGGGGTGGTGGCCTTAGGTGGGGTGTCCATCGGCACAACGCACACTACAGGCCCGGCTTGCAGGTCTGCCAGGGTGTCAGCCTCACCTGCATCGTCTGCCGATAGGTTGATTGTGTAGCCCCATTCGTTCGCGTGGCGTATCCATTTGATTGCCTGGGGTGATTTCTTATGGGTGTAGGTGAACCCTCTGCGCCCGATGTTGGCCTTCACCACTTCGCCCAGGGCGGCAGGGTCAACGCGCTCACCCTCCCCAGGCAGGTCACCTGCAACCTTATCGCGCCATAGCTGACCCTCTGGCATGGATTGGATGAAGTTGACTAGCCCCGGTAGCGGGACACCATCACGATCAACCCGGTTCCAGGCCAAGCTAGTGTGGAAATCTTCGCCATAGCAGTCATCCTCGTAGTGTGGGCAGGATGGTGGGCAGGTTTTGCGTGAACCATAGGTAACCGGAATGGGCCCGGTTTTGCGGTTTGCTGATTTCTTGATGGTCAGGAAGTTCATGCGTTCACCTTGTATTCGTCAATGCTGGTGGTTTCCCAGTCGGCATCGTCTGAAATGCCGTAGCTTTCCCCAGATTGCAGTTTTTGCCATGCCAGTTCTTCGGCATGGTCTGCACTCTCGGCATCGATGTAAAGCGTGACGTAGCTGGTGCGTTTGAATTCAACGGTATAGGGTTTCATGGTCAGTCTCCTATGCGAACAAAAGTCATGTGTTGGCTAATGAATTTCTTGATATCGTTTCGTGCAGCGGCTCGTGCGCGGCGGCTTTCGTTTTGCTTGGCAGCTTGCTCACGACACTTAGCGCGCCAACGATACGCACCGCTAGATGGTTCGGTCACAGGGGCTAGCTTGTCCAGTTTGTCGAGCAACCGGATGGGGCAGTCGTAGTAGAACGGATGCATGTTCTCATCCATGTGCTTGTAGCCGAATTCAATGTACTGGCTAGCAGGGAATACGTTCTTGCGCTCAGTCAGGCACACAACCCCATAGACCTGCTTGCGCTCGGTAGAGTCTAGCCAACTAGTCAGTTCCATCACGCCATAGAACGTAGCACCGCGCATGACCCCGTCAAGCAGCTTGAATCGGGCGCGGGTCTGCCCCTGGTCGTCCTGCTCCAGTTCTTTGCGAAGAACATCGATTGTCTTAAGGGTTTTGTGAATTTGAAAAGAAGTCCAGCCCATGATTTACTCTCCGATCAGTTGCTTTGCTTGGTTAAGTTCTTTCGCTAGCCAACCCAGTTGCTGCCCAATGCCCAGGCCGCGCAGGGGTGTGTCGATCTGCTCGAACATATTTCCCCCCAGGCGGTCTGCCAGGATGGGCACAACGTAGGCGCGTGGTGCAAGGATTACGCAGCGTTCACCGCGGTAACCCCTGGCGTGTAGGGCGGCGGATACCCTCGCACCCCAGGCGCGGCGTTTCTCCAGGCTAGCGTCACGCAGGGCTAGGTCATAGGGCTCGACCTGGGTGTCTGGCTCGACTAGGCCGTGTTTAGCACTCAGGATTGCCCATCGGGTTGAGCGTAGCTTGGCTATCTCGCTAGCTAGCTTGAAGGATTGGCCGGTGTACAGGTCTGCTGCCGGTGCGGGGTGGGGTAGCTTACGGGCGCTACAGGCCACAAGGTAGATGGTCATTCTTCTTCTCCAAAATCCTCGGGGTCGCCCGGGTAGTCGGGGTCACGTGGGTTGGGGTTACGGATGTACTCTGCAAGGCGGCGGCGTTCGAAGCGAACCTGGGCGGCAAGTTCTTCGCGCTCGGATTCGTATGGGTCATAGTCGATCATGGTCAATCCCCCAGGACGAAGGCTGCGCCCATCACGACAAACGCGAACAGGGACACCAGGGCAAGGCCGATAGAGATAGTCCCGGCAAGCAGGGCTATCGATGTGGTCAGGGTTCCCGCAAACCCGATCAGGGCGGCAGCGACACGCAGGGTGGTGATTACTGGGTCAGTCATGGTCACTCCTCGGTTGATTGATTAGATTGCTCGGCAATGATTTGCTTTGCCTGGGCTAGTTCAGGCCAATCCTGGGGTGTTGCATTGGTGAATTGCTCTACGGCATTGACCAGGGCTATAAGTGCCTCTAGGGTTGTCATGGTCAACCCCTCCAGGCCAGGATGATGCCGATCACGGCGGCGGCGATCAGCGTCAACAGGAAATCAACGGCAGCGCGGCGTTTGGATTCAACGCGCTCGGGTGTGTAGTGTTGTCTGTATTTGCTCATGGAAACCCTTTCGGTTATTAGCGATACGAAGGCCGTATCCCTCAACCCCGGCTCGCGGGGTTGAAGGCTAGGGTCTTACAGGCGGGACACATCCAACAGGCAGTCGTGTCCGCCATTTGCAACGGCCCCGATCAGGAACATGATGGGTTGTGCGTGGCCGACAACGATCGTGCTCTTGTCATCGTATTTGCAGGGCTCGACCAAGAAGGGGTATTCGCGTTCGGAACCCTCGTTAGCTTTGCCGAGGAAAAATTCGATCTCGTTGCGGGTCAGGGTGAATTTAGCTTTCAACATGGTTGGTTCTCCTTGGGGTTAAAAAAAGTAGTGCAGGGCTCGCTGCCAGGAAGTGATCTCTAGTGGAATCAACGTGCCGAAGTCATCCATCACAAACAGGTCGAGATGGTCGTCAAGCACATACACGCCCAGTCGGTAACTGTGGGTCATGCGGTTCTCCTCAGAATGCTGAATTACGGGCATCAGCTTGGCGGTCTGCGTACACGGCGGCAACGTCTTTGAGGGTCTTCCAAGCGGCCTTAGCAGAGAGGGGTTTGCCATCGTGGTTGGTGAACAAACGTGCGTAGTCTTCGTCAGCCCAACACTCAACCATTGTGTCTGCGCCGTTCTCGTAGTTGTCCAGGCACCATTGCTTCATTTGCTCGATCACTTCTTTCATGTTTCACTCCTAGAGGAAAGTTGTTAATCACGACACATGAATTGCGCCGTGTTCATGTAATGTATTCGATAGAAGGGAAGTCGAAAAGTTGTCAACCCCCCAAACTGTCACGTTTGTGACAATGGCTCAGTCTGGGTGTAACAAGTTACAGGGGGGATTGATCGCGGTGCGGCTCGGTGGTATCTTCGCGTAGTCCGAATTTGTACCCATGCAACATGAACCAAGAAACAAAAGACAACGCCCGGGCAGCAGGTAGTGCAAGGCCGATAAAGAAGCTAACCAGGAAACAGATCGAGCAGGGGTTTGATCAGTTTCCGGTAGAGGTATTGCTATCGTCCGGCCCAGGGAAGAAGGCCGACCTAACACCAAGACAGAGAGAATTCGCCCGGCAGCTGGCATTGGCTCCCAGTAAGGCCGAAGCGTACAGAAGGGCATATAACTCCACAGGTAAACCCAAAACACAGGGTGACCAAGCGTCCAGGTTGTCACGCGATTCCAGAATACACGCTGAAATGGAGGCCTACAAGCTAGCGATAGAGGCAGAGAAACATAGAACCCCTGCACAACTGAAGTCCTTGCTCGTCCAGCAGCTTGTCCAACACTCCCTGGATGAGGAGTTTCCCCCTGCTCAGCGTGTGCAATGCCTGAAGCTACTGGGCTCTCTGTTCGAGGTCGGTGCGTTCGTAGAGCGCAAAGAGATCACCACAGTCAAGAGGTCTGATGACATACGCGCGCGCATACTCGAGACACTGAAGGATGTGACAGACGTCCAGGCCATCGATGTGGATGACGGACTAAGCCTACTCGCCGAGCTGCAGCCAGCCAAGGACGACTCCGAAATTCCCAGCTCCGCTGACCCCACTCACGGGGCACCCCCACAAAAAAGTTCCGGGGGGTCGGGTGAGGATACGCATACTATTCCACTCAAATCATCCAGCCCTATTTCCGATTCATCCACAGGAAACACCCCCCCTATCGATTCCGGGGAATGAGGGGTGGGGGGTATATATTTGGCCAAAACCAAAAGTAGTACTAAAGTTACGTTTTGTAACAAGTTACATTCCGTAACTAAAGTATTACAAAGTATGTTAGGGTTAACGTGAAGAAAGTAAACAAAAGTGTTACAGGATTTGAGGAGGGGGTGGGTAGGTGTATGACTGAGAAGCAGAAGACTATATTTCTTGTGATAGATGAGTGGTGGAAGAGGTTTGGGTATGGGCCGTCTGTGGATGATGTGATGAGGTTGACTGGGGACCGGGGCCGTGGGAATGTGGTGCGGACGATGAAGGCTTTGTGTGATTTGGGGATATGTAAGAGGGTTCCCCGGAGGGCCAGGAGTATCCGGCCGGTGTATATCAAGTTTAGGAATATTGAATGAAGATCGACGAGATTGTTACGGCGATAGAGAAGTTACCTGTTGAGGTGCAAGAGCGGGTGTATGAGGACCTGACGGATCTGAAGCGGGCGAAGAAGAGGGAGGAGGCCCAGGTTAACTACATGAAGTATGTGAAGGCGATGTGGCCTGGGTTTGTCCATGGGAGACATCATGCCTTGATGGCTAAGAAGTTTGAGGCGATTGCTGAGGGTAAGTTAAAGAGGCTGATCATTAACATGCCGCCCCGGCATACGAAGTCTGAGTTTGCTAGTTATTTATTGCCGAGCTGGTATCTGGGGAAGAACCCTGGGAAGAAGGTGATCCAGTGTTCGAACACGGCTGAACTGGCTGTGGGGTTTGGACGGAAGGTACGTAACCTGGTGGACTCTGAGCATTATTCAGAGATCTTTCCGAATGTGAGCTTGAGGGTAGACAGTAAGGC